GTATGCCACCTTATGAGACGGTTTGGACAGAGTGCCCGTGTCGTCCCAATGGCGAACATACGCAGGCGTCACATCGACGCCCTTGTAGTAGTCGCCACCACAGGATTCCCTAAAGGGTCCTGTATGGAACGATTTGTTATGGTTGACTTTCAGACCGAAGTCTTCGAGTGTTTCCATAACAACGGGTGCCATCGAACTGGGTACGATAATGTCATCACCGTACACAGCGACGTCTTTTGCCAATTCATGCAAAAGTCGCCTAGATGGAACTCTGCCTGTGTTCTTTACCAAAGCGTACATTATAATGGTAAAGAAAACCATAGCTTCTACGGGAAAGCATAAAGCTGACCCCATTGAGGCAAATTTCCTCAAGGAAGTATGGGTACCACAGGGCATCTCGGCCGTAGTTGAACGACTATCCATAATATAATTTAGGAAAGTCGGACAGGGACCAGAAAAGATTTCTCGGACTAGGTCTAAGTCGACCATATCCGAGGCGTCTTTAAGGTCCAGAGTAGCAAGGCTACCATCTACGGATCCGAGCCGCGCCAATCTCTTGTTGACCGATTGGTCAGCAAAACGGATGGACTGGAAACCGAAACGCTTCGATTCCAAGTACACCATCAGAGGCTTTGCTATACTTTGCTGCATTAGCATCATATAGCTAGGTTCTACTGATATCGTACGCGGAGTTTTGAGGGTTTTAGGGACTTGAACGACCCTTACGGGTCTTTCTTTCTCAACAGGGATATAAGTAACCCGATTAAGGGAACCAGTATCTTCTGTATGAGACGCATAGAACGAACTAGGGAAGGATCCCTCAGCTCGCTCTGGCCACTCTGTGATGGTGAATCGTTCATTACGTTTCAACCTTTCAGCAGTAGCACCGCGCCCAAACTGTCCTGGAAAGCAGTAAAGCTCTCTAGATAACAGCTCGAGGTCAGCCCACAAGTAAGCATTAATACTCCTGAATAAAGAAGTATTAAGAGGCTGCTTATGGCGACGCCAGTCCACCTCTTGATCATTGGACACATACCTTTCGTATGCCGCTTTAACACGCGGCTCCGAGCAAGGTAGCTCGACCTTTTTAAAGAGGCGAGATACTTGTCGGATTGCAAAAATAGCACATACGTCGGGTTGTTCCCTGATCAATCCATCGTCATCAAAGATACGTCTGAAGAAACCTGACAGCAATGCCGGGAGACTTCCGCGACGACCACGTGAGCGAAAGCCTACGTAGTCTTCACGATTTAGACGCCCCCTAGCGAGACCCCGTAAAAGGGCATCGTCAAGGGTAGGAAGAGTTATCGTAAGAAAACTCATCCCTTCTCTTTGATAACGACTACAGATTTCTCTGTAGTCCAAGTCGATGGTGTCTGATACCTGCAATCCTACGTCGAGTAGGACCCGGTAAAGGAGCTTGGTCGGTATTTTCATCACTTCCCTTTCAATAGGGTGTGGTGAGACCGTCCGTATGTACCTGAGCAATATGTCCAAACATTACATAAACCAACAGCAATACCAACTGTTGAGCTATGAATGCGTGGACTTAGAGCTCGCCGCCCAGGAGCTTGTCCCGATTCCCCGTGGTAAACCACGTGGTAAGAGCTGTGGTTAGATAACCAAGCTCGGTATCGGTAAAGCCCCAGCGGGGTTCGTCAACGACAATCATCACAGAGGTAGAAACCTCTTTGTTGAGAGCCGAAATCGGATCCGCTGCAACCTTCTTCTGCGTGAGGCGAACCTCACGACGGAAGCGGTTGTTGGTCTTGTTCTGTCGAACATCGAACGTAAACGTTCCATCCGCAGTGGCGAAAGTGCCAATGCGGTCCGGCTGCGTGGATCCCTGCCTAGGCATGGATTGCGCAACGGAGTTAACTGTGACAGACTGGGGGTCAGAGTACATAAGGAATCTCCATTCCAACTAAAGGGAATATCGTTTAACACCGATATTTTTCCGCGTTTCACAACGCGTGGTATCTTCCTATCAGCTCATGGTTAAACCAAGAGCCGCTAGGATGGCCAGTTGCTTGGGATTGAGATCCGCATGCTTCAAGCCAAAACCAAAAGGTGAGGCAGCTATACGAGTCTTTCGAGCTTCGTAGAACTGCCTTGTGGCAGATACAGGTCCCGTGGAAGTTGGACTGGTAAACACATATTGTGTACCTACCTGTTCCAGACCGTATTCGATCTCATACATTAGATATGCATAGTCGAATACTACGTTGTCAGTGATTCCAGGTGAAATGGCGTCCATAAAGTCGCCAAGTCCACCGAAGTAATCAGCTAACCACGTCCATGGGATTGCATTGTAGACTGCGG